ACAATCGTCAGTAAAAAGTTCGGCGGGAATATTACTCATTTAAATTTCCTATATGGGATTTTCTCACTTTGACCATAATCCAATCATTGTAGTATTCATCCGATTCAAGAACACAGAGATTGAATTGTTCTTTAGCTTCCAAATAACTACACTGTCCTTTGGTCTTACATAGATGTAGGATTTCTCTTTCGAAAAAACCCATACCATGTAGTGTAACATCATTTTTCAACTCTGTGTTAGATCCAAAATAAGTTTGCCAATCCGATGGTACTTTGTGTCTCTTTTTTTTACCTTTGACAACCTTTGTCTTTGTAAAGAAGAAAGACTTTTTGCCAATATACTTTTTATTGGTTTTTGTATTTGTTATTTTGTATACGAAGCCAATATTTTCACCAATATCATTTTCAGTAAACAAATTGTCTTTATACTTCCACTTTAAATTTTCCATTCGTCGTCGGAATCTTCGTCACCGTCGTCTTCATCTTCATCATATGAATCAACTAAATTTTCAATTTCTTCACCGCAAAAAGGACAAAAATTAGGCGTTTCAGAAGATACAAATTCTTCTGAATAATTGATTTCAAAACTTGACTCGCAATTTTCACATTCCGCTACTATTGATCTTTCTGTCATTTGTTCTCCCTGTTTTTATTTTAATTTATGATGCCCATACCTCACTCCAATTACCCTTCAGGGCACCCTTGGCATAATCTGTTGCTCTGTTTTCAAAGAAATTAGTATGAGTAGGCGCATTGATCATTTCCTCAACCCAAAGCAAAGGATTGCTCTTGACCTTCATGATACCTTTCAAACCCAGAGAAATTAGGCGTCGGTCAGTGATATAACGAATGTATTGCTTAACGTCATCTGCTGTCAGATTCTTCATAGGACCCATTTTAAATGCCAAGTCAATAAATTTGTCTTCTAACTGAACCATGTTCTCCGCAATTGTATAAATCTTCGATTTTAGATCATCATTCCAAATTTGTTTATTTTCTTCTATATAGGTTCTAAACAATTTAATCATCGACTCTGCGTGAATAGTTTCATCTACGATAGACCATGTAACGATCTGACCCATACCCTTCATTAGACCGTTTCTTGGGAAATTCAACAGCATGATAAATGAAGAGAACAATTGCATACCTTCAGTAAATGCAGAAAACACTGCAATATGTGTGGCAGTAGATTCTAGTGTTCCGTTTTTCATAGACAAGTCCATGACGTAATCATGCTTGTCTTTCATTTCTTGATATTCTAAGAAATCTTTATATGTAGATTCTGGCATACCAAGACTCTCAATCAAGTGTGAATATGCAGCAATATGAAGTGCTTCTCTTGCCGCAAATCCTGCCAACATCATGCGGACTTCAGGTTGAGGAAAATAGGGCAAGTAATTACGAACATAACCACCTGCAACGTCAATATCACCCTGTGTAAAAAATCGGAAAATATTTGTAAGGAATTGTTTTTCTTCGTTTGTTAGACGATTCTTCCAATCTTTCATATCTTCTGCAAGAGGAACTTCAGTGTGTAGCCAATGTGCTTGTTCATGTTTCAGCCAAGCTTCATAAGCCCATGGATAAGAAAACGGCTTAAAGTATGATCTTTCTTCCGTAAGTTTTAGTTTCTTCTTTGCGATCATTGTTCTGTACTTCCTTTGAATTTTTCGAACATTTCTTGTAATTCTACCTTTGTTCTCAAACCAGTATATCTACCGACGATGTTGTTGTTATCATCAACAAACAACATTGTCGGAACGCTTCTGATTCCATATTCTATCGAAGCATCAACATTGTCGTCAATATCTATTTCAACTATTGGAAAAGGAACATCCATGCCTTTCAGTGTAGTTGAAAGGTTTTTGCAAGGCTGACACCAGTCAGCATAAAATTTAAGTATTTTCATTTAACCCTCACAAGCAATACAATCGTTACCCTTAGCAATTTCAGACATATCAATTTCTTCAATTGCCTTTCTTTCAATCTTCTTTGAAACTTTATCAGCCTTAGCCAATTTTTCAGAACGGCAATAGTACAATGTCTTAAGACCTTTCTTCCAAGACATAAAATGAACTGCGTGCAGATATCGAATATCCGAATCTGGTCTGAAGAACAAGTTTAGAGATTGCGCTTGATCAATATACTGTTGTCGATCTGCGGCGTGTTCGATAACCCAACGTTGATCAATTTCCATTGATGTTTTAAACACATCTTTAGTATATTCATCCATCCATTCAAGATGTTGAACCGAACCATCATTTGCAATGATACTACTCCAAGTTTCATCATACCACTTACCTTTATGGGACTCGGATTCTTTCTTGATGATTTTGTCGAGATATTTATTCTTGTTCAAGAAAGAACCTGAAAGAGTGTCTTGGCGATAAGCGTTAGCCCGATAAGGTTCAATACTAGGAGAGGTATTGCCCATAATAATGGAAGAACTAGCATTGGGAGCAATTGCCATGAGATGGCTGAACCTATTACCAGTGCCAACAGCATCCGGCGCTTCACCTCTTTCAGATCCAAGTTCCTTATTGACTCTATCCAATTCTTTTCTAACATACTTGAAGATTTTGTTATTAAGTGATTTTGCCAAAACAGATTCCCAAGGAATATTCATTTTCTGTAGCAGAGCATGAAAACCGAGGGCACCAATACCAATAGAGCGTTCCATAGAAGCAGAAAATCTTGCACGTGATATGCTGCCAGGAGCATTATCAATGAAATACTGAAGAACGTTATCGAGCATCTCCGCAACGTCCCGAAGAAAAAGTCTGTCATTTTTCCAATCATCATAATATTCCAAATTTAAAGAAGAAAGACAACAAACAGCAGTTCTCTGTTCATTTGTTGGAAGAATAATCTCAGAACAAAGATTAGATTGATTAATTCTCAGACCTTTATCTTTGAGCCATTGTGGCATCTTTCTGTTCGATTCATCAATGAAGTGTAGATAAGGCTCACCGGTTTGCATACGAAGATCAATGATCTTTTCCCATAACATTTTTGCAGAAACAACTTCACGAACTTCTTCTGAAGCAGGATCAATTAGTTGCCAATCGTCATTTGCATCCTTATCTAACATGCAACGTTCAATGATTTGCATGAAAGAATCTGGAATGTTAATTCCGTGATGCATATTCAAAGTACGCATGTTTTGATCACCTGTGGGCTTTCTCATTTCAAGAAATGGGATAATATCGGGGTGACTAATATCGAGATATGCAGCATAACTGCCGCGACGAGTCCTACCTTGTCGATAGGCGAGAGATGATGCATCATACATTTTAAGATGCGGCATAACTCCAGTAGATTTATCATCTGCTGAACGAATACCGAAGCCAATGCCGACGCCGCCTCCTAGCATTGAAAGCCAGTTTGTTTCAGATAGGTTATCAACTAGTCCTTCCGCTGTGTCTTCAATAAAATTGAGAAAGCAAGAGATAGGAAGGCCGCGCTTAGAGCGACCAAAAGATAGAATGGGAGTAGAATAACTAAGCCAATGCTTAGAAGAATAATCATAAAGCCTTTGAGCATGATCAGCATTACTACCAAACTTTTTTGAAACATATGCGAACCTTTCTTGAGGAGAATTTTCATCATCCCTCATGTATGACTCTTTAAGTCTTTTGATACCCAACTCATCGAATAGTTTATCTCTTTCAAGATCGATTTTTATACCCATATGTTCCATAGTTCTTTACCTTTTAATTATTATACAATGTTCCAGCAATATTAGGTGGCTGCCAACCTTCAGGCTTTAGAATTTTGCCATCTTGACGTTTAATAACTTTACCTGTTGCCTTATCAATTTTATCCAAATTCGAACGCGCAACTTCTTTCCATGCACCTTCTACATTGAAGTTTTTCATGTAACAGAAACCTAAAATAACCCAAATCATGTCCATACATGCATCTAGTTGTTCCACTTCATCGTTTTGTTGAATTGCTTCAATGAACTCTTTGAATTCTTCTTCAATGAGAGTCTTATATAGTAGAGCATTTATTTCGCTTTTGTCTTGACTACATGCTTCAATAAAAGTCACAACATCTTTATACATTAACAAACTCCTTAATCATAGGGAAAATTGGTTCAATAGCATCAGCACATTCGCGCGCAATGATCATATGTTCTTTTTGTGTGCCGTTAGCAGAACGAAGTTGTATATAGTGTACCCATGAACGAAGCGTGCCATTCATGTACATTCTAGACGATGTTAAGCCTTCTGGCAAGACTGCTCTCGCTTGTTCTTTGGCAATACCATTGTCAATAGCCCACTTATATGCACTTTTGACTTTCATCAAAACGGAAAACTGTTCTTCTTCCCACCTTTCTTTAATATATTCATTTTCTGTCTCGACACTGTTTTGTCTGTTTTTCAAATCCTGAAGTCTCGCTTCTCTTATTTGAAAATCCAATTCTTTCACTGGGTCAGCATAACGTTGGCTAAATTCCTGAAATGAAAACGATCGGTGCCGAAGAATTTGCCTAGCAATGTCACGGGTAGTTTCAATCTCCAGACACACCGAAACCATCTCCAGTGGCGACCAATGATTATGCTTAATCAGATAGCGAACTAGTTTCTCAGCAGTGTCCATGTTGTTTTGGTTTGAAGGATTCGAAACCCGAGCAGCATATGCTACTTGTTCAAGCAACGTCATT